TAGATTGTAAACTTAAATTTAGTACATCATACATTCTATTTTGTGTTGCTGTAATAACTGAACCACCAACATCACCTGTTGCATTTGCATTTGAAGAACTAGGAGATGTAATATCATAACTATCTAAAGTTACATTTGAAATACTTGTGTATGTTCCGTTAATATCAGAGTGAGAAATACCATTGTAAGTACCACTTGGAACTCCTGCAATTGTAACATTGTTTGATGTGCCGTGCATACCGTGGTTTGGATGGAAAACTCTAATTACTTTTGAACTAGTTGTTGTTCTTAATGCGTTGTTTTTTAATGTTCTTACAGGCAAACTATCATTTGTTAATGTAACTGTACCTGTAACATTACTAAATTCACATCTTTTCATTTTGAATTTAATATCTTCATTTTGGTCAGCAGACCAAGTAGTACCGTTTTGTGATTTAAATAAAACACCAGCATACGGTTGTTCCGATATTGTTCTATCAGAATTAATTTGTGTTTCTCCCATTCTAGCAACCCAAGCATTATAGTTTGTTGAGTTGGCTAATACTACTAATGCGTATTCAACATTTTCTTGTATATAAACAGGACTATCAAAAGTAAATGTTGTAGCTGAAGTTGAGTCTTCACTTGTAGTAACAGAACCTGGATTAATTGTTTTTTCAGAGAATGGTAATATTTTTACGCCAGGATATCCATTTACAACTTCTCTTATTTGAACTGTAATAGGAACATTATCATCTTTTGTTTTAAAGAATAAATCTACTGAACTAATAAACACACCACCATTATCATCAATTAAGAATGTTTGTGCTAAAGGATCCCACCAACCAACTTGTCTATTAGTTTCTCTAGTTGATGTTCTAGTTATATCTCTATTTTCTGTAGTATTTGTTCTTTGTAATCTTGGTTCTCTTGTAGATAAAATAGTTTCTTGTTGAGTTTCTAAAATACCTCTTGCTGTGTAATCTACTTCACCTGAAGTTTCTACATCTGAACTTCTATCGTCTGTAGCTGATGAAGTTAATCTGAATACTCTAGTACCTGTTCTCCATCTTGGATTTGAATCAACTGTCGGGTCAGGTATTGCAAAAGTACCTGATACTGCGCCATTAGAGTCTGACACTAAATTGCCACCTAATGAACCACCTGTCGGTGTAGTATATTGAGTTACAGCAATATTATCAAAATAAGGATAAACTCTTGTGTTAGGTTTAAATCGTGTACCTGTAAATGTAATTGTTCTTGCTCTTACAAATGGAACAAATGCAACATTAATAATTCTATCACCTATTGAATTTCTAACAACTTGTGGTACTAATACATTTCTTACACCTGTTCTAGTTTGATTTACTAATTGACCAGTTGTAACTTCTTGTCTTTGTAATACTCGTCTTGGAATACCAAAAGCAAATGTTTGTTCTCTTTGAGCACCGCCGAGATTTCTAACATCCATTTCTCTAGGTGCGCCAGCCCACATATCTTGCCATTCATTCCAAATTGTTCCTAATTCTACACTTGCTAAATTTGGATTGCCAGAAATTAATGTGTCAAAGCCACCTTGATTATTAATTACTAATTCTGGTGCTCTTTCTGTTTCTTTCCATTCATCACCTGGAGGTGTTAACTCAATTGTACCGACCCATGTAAATACATTGAAAGGGTTTACATTGATTGCTTTACTAGCAAATGGTTGGTCGACTAAAGTTGTTTCTGTATAAGGTAATGTTAATAAATCACCAGTCTTTTGATAATTAGCAGATGTTCTATCTGCGTCAACAATTTCTGTGCCGTCATCATCTCTTTCGATTAATGAAACAGCATCCTCTTTAAATGTTGGTCTTAAAGCTCCTTCAGCCATTGCCATAGCAGCTTTATAATCTGCGTTACCTACATCACCAATACCGTGACCTGTAAAATTATCAACAATAAATCCGTTTTTAAATCTATCAAAACCATCTGCGTCTTGTATCTGTAAAGATTGAGCAGATTGTTCTAACATATTTAATTGTGTATAGTATTCTACATTTTCTAATCTTTTTTCAATCTTTCCAATATCTCTCATTGTATATCTTCTATTGTCAATGATTTCTATTTCTACATGGTCTGTTGAAAGAGTATAATTATCTAACTGCAATGTGTATAGGTGCATTGCTGTATCTAAATTGTTTGGAGCTTGTGGAGATAATGCTGAAGCACCTTCTACTGCTCTAAATGTTCCGTCTTTATCTAAAAATACTTTTATAATTTTTGGTAAATAATATTCAAAGTCAGACGATACATCTGAATTAAATTTAACAACATCAACTGTTGAAGCACCTGTGCCATCAAAACTTCTATCTTGGCCACCTGAATTAATTGTACTTGCGTCATCTACTCTAGGTCTAAAATCTACTACATCTCTTAATTGATATATTTGTCCTGTTGTGTCGGATGTATAACTTGGAATATCTTCGTAATTTACAACACCTGAATAAGAGTCAACATCAAAGTAATCACCTGAACCGTGAGAGAAGAAATCAAAATCTACAAGTAATCTACCTGTTGGCGTCAATGCACCATCTTTTAATTTAATTCTACCAATGTCATAAAAGTTATCTCTTTGACCTGTATCTAAATTAAATCTGTCTGTAATATCTGTATGTGATGTTGTAGCTGCTGTAGCAAAGTCAGGTGCCATGTAAACTTTGTTTAATGCAAAAACATCAGCTTTGCCTAAACCAATTACACCACTTTCTATAGTTGCTTGAGTTGAGATAGCAATTGTTTGGTCTTCATTTAAAGTTTTTGTTTTTGAACCTGCAACACTTCTATTAATTGTTGCAAGAATTTTAACTTTATGACCAGCATAGTTAGCACCAAAGTCTAATGTTAAAGTTTTACCTGTAGGAGAACCACCTAATACAAAGATAGAGTCGCCCTCATGGTTATTTCCTGTTAAACTTAAATTGTCACCAACTGCACCTGTTCCTCCAGAACCAGTTGTCATTATTGAAACAGAAAAATCTTTATCTAATAGTGCTGTAAATGTTTCGTTAGTACCAGCAGTAATTGTTACATCACCATTTGATGATAATGTACCTGTAAAGTGTCTTCTAATTGCAAAGTTTGTATCTGTTACACCAGAGTTGTTTGTAGTTTTTAAAGTCTTAATTGTTTTGTAAGGTAATTTAAATATAGAAATATTTTTATTTGAATCTTGTAATTTAGCTCTTCTTCTTGTTGCAATAGTTTTTGTAGCTGCACCAGATGTAGTTGTTAGAGCTAACAAGTTATTATTAATAATAACTTCAATTAATTTTGTTTCAGTTGTACCTGCGTCATTAATAAATGAAATTGAATCACCTATTTTTAATTCGTCTTGGAATCTTGTATTAAAACCTGTTACTGCATTACTTGATACTGTTATTGAACCAGATATTGTAGCGTTAGCACCGTTAGTTGAGTCAAGTGAAGTATCAGATGTATAAGTTGGCGAACCTGCCATACCAATATGTTTAACAGATGAGAAGTCGTGATTTCTAACACCTTTAAAACCAACTGTATCAGATTGAATAATATCTGTTGTACTTGAAGTACCACCTGTAATTGTTTCACCAGCTGTAAATGTTCCGTTTACACTTGATAATACAACAACACCGTGTTTCATTGCACCAGCACTTGTAAATGCCGTTACATTAGCAGCCGTTGTTCCGTCTGCATTAAATAATTCAAAAGTAGTTGTACCGTTTCCGTTTCTAACTGTAAAAATATCACTAGTTGTAACAGCAGTTGAATCTACTGAAAAACTTGGTGATGTAAATTTAATTTGTTGACCATCTTTTAATAAGTGATTTGAACCTGTTGTAACAACACCAGGACTTGCAACTGTAATAGCTGTTGGAGCAATACTTGTAGTTGTTGAAACACTTTCTAAAGTACCTGTAGCACCTGAAGTTTCTCCTGTTATTTTTTCGCCAGTAGTGAATGTTGCGCCACCTGTTGTATTAAGGTGTGTAAACATATTAATATCAAATAGATAATGTTTGAATATGTTTGTTGACGCTGAACCACTAGAATAAGCACCAGCAATTGCATTACCAGAACTGTACTCAAAGCCTCTTGACTTAGCACGACCAATAGTATTGTTAGAGCCACTTGAACCATTATTTTCTGTACCTCTGTTTACATTAGCTGCACTATAAAGTCCTACTTTTTTAAATGCTTCTACATCACCTGAAACAAATCCTACATCAGGAGTACCATAAACATTTGTAACATTTACAAAGTTACCTAAATTAAATCTTGTATTGAAGTTATTTTCTGTATCAAAATCTCTTGCTTTATTTACTGCAACAAAAGTTGTACCAATAGTTTCTATTTCATAACCTTTTACATATGCTTTACCAGGAGAAACACCTAATGCTAATTTTGTTTCTAAGCCACCAGAACCTGAAGCAAAAATACCTCTGTTATTTCCTGATAGTAAGTGTTCTCTAATATCTAAATCAAAACCTCTTACTGCATAGTCACCTGATTCGTCAAATGTTCTACGAGCAAGTGTTTCTTCTAATACTGCATACTCGGTTGTTCTAACTCTATTTTGTATAATACCTTCAGATAATCTTAATAACTCTATAAAGTTTGAATCTTCGGTACTTGTTAAAGTTTTTTTAGCTAATGTTAAATCTATTTTAAATCTATGAGCGCCTGGAGCATTTACATTTGAAGAACCAGCCGCATTATCATTTAGAGATAAGTCATCATTTGGTGTTACAAAAGATTCTGTAACTGATAAACCTACTCTGTAAGATGGTGAATTTGTATATTTGTCTAATACTAAAACTTGTTCAGCAACTTCAACATGATAACCATTTATATAATAAACACCTTCTCCAATATATGCTGATGAACCTGTATGACAACTTGCTACAACTATTGTTGCGTTTGCACTATCAATTGTACAATTTACAGTTTCGCCGTGTGTAAAAGCAGACGAAGCATTATTAGTGCCTGAAGTTTCATATTTTACAAAAAGTGTATCCGGGTCAGTACCGTCTGTAGCTGCAACACCAACTACATTAGCAACAACACCAGATGTAACACCTGTTAATCTAACACCGTTATACTTTGTAATATCTGAAACAGATTTACTTGTTAATTTTACTGCATAATAATTTAAATCATATGAAATTTGACCAGGAATGACCATTGCACCTTGTTTAAAGATATGGTCAGATAGCCTTTCGACTTGATTCTGTAAAATCGTTTGTGATTGTGTTAACTCTCTTGCCTGTACTGCAAATGATGGTCTGAATAGAACACGATGGAACTTTTTAGAATCAGAATAATCATCATAATAAGGCGTGAGGTTAAAGTCAGTTGGACTTGGCATTTATTTCCCTCTTAAAATTCAATAACTAGTTTGACATTTTCTGTTTGGTCTGAAGCTCTCGTAATAGGTGCTCTGTTTTCTGCATAGATAACATCACCACTATCAGCGTCTAATTCTGCGGCCGCATAACCACTTGTAAAAGAAACACTATCAACTGTACTAGTTGAAGTTGAAGGTGTTCCTGTGATTCCAGAGTCAGCACCTGTAATTGTGTTTGCTCCCGAAAACGCTGTCAGATTACCATTTGTATCTAAACCTGCATTATTGAATCTAGTTTGTATATAGTATAAAATTTTATTTGTGTTATCCCACTCAACAACTTTACCTACTGCACCTGTTGTTGATTGAGTAATCTTTTCGTCTATTGTAAATGAACCTGAAGCACTTGCAAGTAAAACTGATTTTACAGCTCTTAATGTAGTTGCTGTTGCAGCTGAACCACCTGATTTTGGGTCTTTTACAATTGCTACTCGTCTAAAATCGTTAGTAGTGTTAAAGTCACCAGAGTTTGATGTTTCTGCACCCTCAAAGTTAGTATTTGTCATTACAAAGAAACCACCTAATTCATTTACTGAGTCTTTACCGTGTCCGCCTTTTGGTTCGATAATAACATCTAATTCTGTACCTGTTAAACCTGTTGCACCTGCAGCTACTATGTCTGCAACTCTAATGTAAGCAAAAGTATAACCTGTTCCAGCAGTTGTTACCGTAACAGCTGTTACTGAACCAGAACCAACTGTAACTGAAACTTTACCACCAGTACCATCACCTCTAATATCAATATTAGTGTGTGTGCCGTTTGAACCACTTGAACCAGCAGTTTTAATTTTTACAATGTTAATTGCACCGTCAACAGCTGCGGCCGCTACAGTTGAATCTGTAGTAACTGCCATAAAGTCAGTTGATAAGAAGTTAACTTGTTGTGAAGCAGATAGTGAATACATATATTTCCATTTGTATCCATCACCTGTTGTTAAAATAGATGTAGATGTTCCTGTTGGTTCTACAGTTGAAGCTGCATTACCATTGTTATCTAAAACTTTGTAAACATTATTTGTACTTGAAAGCACATAAAAAGTTGCGTCAAATAAATTAGTAGCACCACTATTAGCCGCCTGTGTAGTTGTTGTGCCTGTAACTCTATTTCCGTAATCATGTCTGTAATAATCGTAAACTGTACCTGTTGTCCAGTTTCTTCTTGGTAATGCAAAAGAAACATCACTTGTTGTTATTCTTTTTGCAGCCAATAAATCATCAAAATAAAAGAATTCATCTTGTATTGAATCAACTGGAGTTAATGGACTTGTATCTGTTCCTTCATTCTCTGTTCTACTATCACCTCTTGTTGATGTAGCATAAGGTTGAGGACGACCTAAACCCATGTAATAGACAGTATTTGCTGATTCGCTGAAAGATTCAACGAACTGTTGAGCATTGTGTCTTCTAAATTTGTTTGTTATAATTGCCGGCATAATTTTATCTTTTATCCTTTATACTATTTATAATGTTTTTCCTAAAATTTTACGATTACCACACCTTTACCGCCGTTACCTGCGCCAAAACCTGTGTTTCTTACACCGCCTGAACCGCCACCTTTGTTTGAGTCACCGTTAGTACCTGTGTTTGCATTTTTAGCACCGCCTTGGCCACCACTACCATTTGGTCCGCTATTTTTACCTGCGCCGCCACCGCCGCCTGAATAATAAACCTCTGAACCTGAAATACTATATGCTTTACCATTTCCTCCGTTACCGCCATTATTTCCACTTCCATTAGAACCTTGAGCAGCTGCACCACCGCCGCCAGCAGCAGCGTTGTTTCCACCTGGTGAATTACCTCCAACATTTCCAAAACCTGGAGCGCCTGCACTAGGACTTTGAGTTGAACTTCCGCCTGTATTAGTAGCACCGCCTGAAGCACCACCACCTCCTGAACCTCCTGGAGAACCAGGAGTATCGTCACCATTTCCACCACCACCGCCACCGTTGGCTGTGATTGTACCAAAGACTGAATTTTGTCCGCTACCGCCTGTTCCAGCGCCACCACCTGGTGAACCTGAACCTGCTGGAGATGGACTTCCGCCATTTCCAACTGTAACTGTAAGTGTAGCACCTGGTGTTACGGTAAAACTAGGACTGTAAACTAGACCGCCTCCGCCGCCACCGCCTCCTCCTTGAGGATTAGTGTATGTTGTTCCACCTGCACCAGCGCCAGCAACAACCAATACTTCAACTGCTGTTGTTCCTGATGGTACTGAAAAAGTACCAGATGATGTAAATGTTTGAGTGGCAGGAGCATTAATTGTAAGACTAAATGCTCTGTCTGCTATGTTTGAATTTGCGTCTTTAGCTCTAATTGTAAATGATGATGTTGTGTTCGAACCTACTGCGTCTGGTGTTCCTGTTATTACATAACCTGAACTTGTTGAAGTACCAGATAATCCTGCTGGCAATGAACCACTTTCTACTGTGTAAGTTATTGCTGAAGATTCCGGGTCATGTGCCGTTAATTCGTAAGTTGTATTTGTTCTTCCACTATGAGCTACAGTAGCTAATGAACCTGCTGATGTTTGCCATATAGGTTGAGCGTCAACTGTAATTGCATTATTTAATGTTCCTGATAAACCTGTAGCGCCTTCAATTTTAATATCATATGGTTCGCCTGAATTTGGTAAACTAGATTTAGCAATAACACCAGTAATTTGTGTATCTGAATCTACTGTTTGAGAATCAAGGTTAACTGTTGAACCTGAGTCATTTATTAAATTTACTATACCACCTGTCATAGCAGTACCTGTAAAAACAAAAGTATAATTGCCTGTACCATCACCTGATAATGCGTTTGCTGGAGATACACTAGTTACATTTGGGAAGTTTAGTATCTCTGATACTGTTACTTTTTTAAGAACACCAGCAGAGTTATCATAAATTAAAAGTGTATCTGCACCTTGAGCAGCTGTCCCAAGAGCAGTAGCACCTGTAATTACATCATCATTCAGTTTTGCATTTGTAATTTGGGCAGCTCCAATATGAGCTGTATCAATTGAACCGTCTGTCAAATGTTCAGAATTAATAGCGTCATCAGCTATCTTTGCTTCCGTTACGGCATCAGCATCAATTTTAGCTGTTGTAACTATACTATCATCAAGGTTTGAATTTTTAATTTTATTTGCCATATTACTATTTATACACCCTATTAAAGCTCTTTAATTGTTATTACATCCGCAGCTATTGGAGCCGAACCAAATGTTAATGTTGTTCCTGATATTGCATAATCTGTTGTAGGTCTTTGGAAAACACCGTTTAAAAATACCAAAGTATTTTGTACAGTAACACCATCCGTTACTGTAAATGCTACAGTAGAACCGTCACCAGTATATGCTCTTGTGTTACCTGTTAATTGGCCAACACCAATTGTTTTGTTTGTTAGAGTTTGTGTTGCAACTAAAGAAACTAAAGTTGAACTCGCACCATCTGGTAATAACATTGTGTTTGTTACACCAGCACTATGAGGTTGAGGTTTAATTGTTTGACCATGTGTATTGGCATGGCAATTTAATTTAATTTGGCCTTCAATCGAAGAACCATTACCTCTAAATTCTGTTATGTTAGTAGCACTAGCAACTAATAAGTTACCTGAAGCATTTGTAAGTGTTTCTGTTTGTACACTTGTTAAACCTGTTATGGTAGTATTAAGAGTAACATTTATAGAGTCGCCACTTGTAGTTGTTGTTAGATTAGTGCCACCTGTGATAGCAAGTCTTTCGCCAACATTTATAGATGATTCTGTTGAACTTTCATCAACAATCGTAAATAACGAGCCATTTAAATTAGAACCGTCTCCAAGATAGGAATAAATTTCATTAAAGTTATCATTAATTAGGTCACCACCAGCACGAAGCGTAGAACCGTTACCGTCATTCGCTGAAGAACCTATGTTGATTGTTTGTTTAGCCATTTTTTGTCCCTAAATTTCCCTAATATTTATACAAGTTTTATGATTATGTTACATCAAAAGTTACGGTTGTATCGTCAAATGTAATATCTGTTTGGTCGAAACCAGTAGATGGTACAGTTAATGATATTTCAGTCGGATATGCAATATAAGTCTTTAAATTTTCTGTGTCATATGCACCAAAGGTAACTCTGTCACCATTTCCAGGTGTGGCTGATGTATCGCCTAAACCTTGAAATCTATGCTCAGCCCAATTAACAAATTTAAAAGGTGAAATATGTTTTGTAGTGCCTGGTGGTTGAGTAGTAACAGCTGATGTTTGAGCATTTGTATGAGTACCAGTAAACATATTCTCACCAAAAGGATTTTTATTAAGTCCTAAACTACCCATACTCATGCCAGAATGAGCAAAACCTAACAGATAATCATTACTATGTAAACTAATATTATATAGTGTACTTCGTTGACTTAATTTAATTGTATATGCTCTTCTTAATGTAATATCTCTTGTGTTTTGTGTAAAGTGTTCACTTGTACTATCATCAAAATCAGGATCCACACCTAACTCTGGTGTACTTCTTAATGTTGTACCATCATCAACTGTTCCTAATCTTCTACCAAATATAGTAGAGAATAGAGTATTGATAATACCAAATATTGGACTTTCCTCTGTGCCTGATATAATACCATCAACTGGTTGTGAAATCTGAGCACTAATTCTATTTTCTATATTAACTTGACCTGTGAAATAAAAACCTGAAGTGTGCATAGTCTTTTTAAAACTATCTCGCCAATCATTAATTGCACGACCAACTTTAATTACATATGAAAAATCCTGATAGTATAAACTATCTTGTATTCTCATTGCGTCATCTGATATATGGCCATCTTCATTTACAAATGTTCCGTTTGTATCTGCGATTGCTGTTACAGTTGTTGTTGCTGTAACCTGGTCAACTTTTGCAATTGTAGCACTAGCGCCGTTAGCTAATGTTACGGTTCTACCTATTTGAAAAGTACCACTTGCTGATTTAAATTTTAAAATTTGTAATGTTGAATCAAATGATGTTGATGTAGCAGTTATTGAAGAACTAGAACTGTCTAATGATGTTAAAGTTTGGTCTGCAACAAAAGTACCAGAAATATCTTTTAATACCATTGCACCAATAACATCTAAAGTTGGAGGAGAAGGAGATTGATGATATTCTGCACCAGGCTCAACTACTTTTAAACCTAAAACTTTTCCTATATCGTTACCAAATGCTAAAACTTTTGCGTCTGAGCCTGTTGCTTCACTAACAGTTATAACAGGCGGAGAAGTATAGTTTGAACCAGGATTTATAATTCTAATATCTGTAATATCACCATTACCTGTACCGCTTTCTTGTACAATTTTATTGCCTGTGTATGCACCACCTCTTACAGTTTCATCTTCTAAAATAATATGGTCTTCGGTTGAATCTTCTGGTGTTAATCCACCATTAACTACTGATACAGCTGCCGTTGCACCACCACCATTTGTATTTGCATTATTAAAAGTTAGTGTATCACCTATTTCATATCCTGTACCTGCGTCATCAATAATAAATTCTGAAATACCGCCGTTACCAATTGCATTAACTTGAATTATAGAACCTGTTCCACCACCTGTTACAATAACATTATCATTTTCAGCACTTAATATTCCGTCATTTGTAATCGTTAAAGTACCAGGTACTCCTGAAGTTGTTGCTTTGATGAATGATGAAGAGTCATCTGAAGCAGTACCTCTTACTTCTTCACCTGTTGTAAAGGTTCCTGTTATTGTATTCTCAGCAACAGTAAATTCTGTTATTTCATTTTCACCAATTTGAAATTTTGATACTGCCTCAACAAAGGCTGTAGCGCCTGAAGTTTGACCAGTAATTGTTCTACCAACTAGTTGTGTTGTATCGCCTACTGTAGCAATTGCTCTTAAAATTTTATTAGTTGTCCATTTACCGTCAGAGATACGCAACATATTTTCTCTAGGATAAATTGTTTCTGAAGATAGACCAAATAACATTCTAAAGAATAAAGCATGACCTCTACTTGTGCCCTTTGCTCTATAAACAGATTTTATATTTTTAATTAATTTTCTTTTATCAATTGAATTATCTAAATTTTCTGGAATAGTATTTAAAAATTCATTTCTAAATTTAGTTAAAAAGTTTGAAATAACTTTATCAGGATCCCTAAATTTTAATAAGTCTTGTATTGTGTTTACAGGATTAGGTCTATAATCATTTAGTACACAACTTGCGTTTGATGTTGCACCTATTAAAGTTTCACCATCAATAAATTTATCTTGTGCCGAAATATAAAGCTTGCCATTTGTTAAGTCTTCTTTTAAAATAACGGATGTTGCTTTTGAGGTTTGACCTGTTATAGTTTCTCCTCTAGTAAATTTACCGTAAGTTGTATCTTCGGTAATTATTTTATCACCAGCGTCTAATTGTGTTCTATCTGTATCTATACGAGAAGCGTCTAAAAGTAATACACTATTGTCCGTTGTAATTTCTGATTCTAGTCTTATACCATCTGTTGTTTCAATACTTGTTACAGAAACCTCAGCAGATTCCATAAAAGCATAATATGATTTTAAAAACTCTACAAATTTTGGGTGGTCAGAAAGTACAAATTCAGGTACTTGACTGTTTATGAGATTGGATATTTTATCAGTAAATTTTGCCATCAGATATTATCCTCTAATAACTACTTGATGTCGTATAACCTACACCTGCGTCAGCAGAACCTCCAACGAAAGTGTCTGCTTCAACTGTTATTGTTGAATTAGCTGTATCTATATTTAAGATTTGGTCTCTTACAGGTACAATATCATTTGATTGAGGAGTAACTGTTAACTCAACAACTGTTGAAGCTGCACCTCTAATATTTTCCACTACTGATACATTTAATGAATTGATTGTTACTTGACCTGTTGTATAGTCTATTGTGCCTTGTGTGTTATTTGCATATGTTCTAGTTGAACCTGATAAACTATATCGTCTTACATTACCTTGTCCGTCATCATCTAAAAAGAATATTGTTGATGTATCACCATCTATTTTAAATCCTGTTGAAGTTAATATACCACCAGCAGCTGCGTTGTGTCCAGAGTGTGGATTAAATAATGCGTTTCTAAAGTAAACATCATATCTAGTAGAAACTGTTAATGTTGGAGTAAAATCTTTTCTAATTTTAACAGTTGTAATATTTGATACAATACTTGTATCTGTACTATCAATTAAACCTATAATTTTTGAATATCTGAATACTCCATCAAATTGATTTAATGTATTTGCATTATAACTTGTTAATGTTGTAATTACATTTGACTTAATTGTATCGGCAGTTTTAGAAGTTGTAGCTTCATTAAATTTTACATTTGAAGTTAATAGAACTGTTGTAGTTTCAGGATCCACAATTTCTGGTCTTACTGATACAACATTGTAATTTTTTAATTGTGTTTTAATACTTTCTTTTGTAGATGTAGATAGATTAGAACCTTCGATTGGTTTGATTGCAATTTTCACAACACCATATTGTGGTGTTTCATCATCTTCACCACCCCATGCACTAACTGATTGTGCATTAGCATAAACTGATTTTACAATTGTTTCATAATCTTTTGATGTAACTGCTCTATCTTGTGCTGTGTATTGTAATGGCGCATTATATCTAATTGAATCTTTTGTTTGTGGTTCTGAACCGTTAGCTGTGTTTGATGTTGTTGTAATTGTTGTATCTGAAAATCCTTCAATATCGCCTGATAAAGTAAATGTACTTGCACCATTAGCTTCTGTTTTATTTGTTACAACATATTCTAATATTATAATATTTCCATCAACAGGTTTTTTACCTAAAACTCCATCACCAAAATAAACTTCAAATCTATCGTCATCACCTTCTTGTAAGAAATATGATTTGGTATTTGAATCTAAACCAGAATAACTATTTGCAATATTGTAAACTTCAGTTGTAGTATCACTTACTGAATTTTGTACTGAAACTTTTAAAGTTGATGTATCTGCATTTGCAGCTGGAATAATAAACTTTTGGTCAACATCATTTGAGTCAACTGTATATTTAAATGTAACTAAAGTACCTTCAAATATATTAACATTATCAAATTGAAAAACACCAGCATTAGGTTGAATTGTGTATGATTGATTTGTTACAAATTGATAAGATTGTCCACTAATTGATGTTGTGTAAACTGTACCTTTATCAATTGTTAATGATGTAGTAGTATTAGGCACATTATTTACCTTTACTGATAAAACTGCGTTAGAAGCTCTACAAGATGTTGGCGTATAACCTAACATCTTTGCTAAAGAAACAATATTTTTTCTTATGTCTGCTGAGTCTAGGTACATTTCGTTTGCTAACATATTAGCATTAAAACCTAGATAGTGTGTATTGTAAGCTAGTGTGTCTAAAAGAATAGAAAAACCAGAACCTTCGAAATCATAATCTTGGAACTCTGATTGACCTTGTAAAAATATTTTTAAATTTGCTTTGACATTATCAAAATCAAAATCTGATACTGTTAATTTGTTGGACGCCATTTACTTACCTAATTCTTTGTAGTGTTGTTGTAACAGAAACAGGATTTGGTAAATTCAACACATAAAAATTTACTACCACATCTATACCGTTTCTATCAGGTTGTTCGTTTACACCTATTGATGAAACATTTGCTCTTGGCTCATAATTAGATAATACTTCTTCAATTTTTCTTCTAATAAAAATACCTGTCATTGGTGTATAGTTTTCAAAAAGTAAATCTCTAACACCACAACCTAATTCTGGATGAAAAGGTCTTTCATATAATTGTGTATTAACTAAATTTCTAACACTTCTTTTTACTGCTTCAACATCTTCAATTTTTACTACATCATTTGTAACAGGATGTCGTGTAAAATTTAAGTCTAGGTCTTTATAAGTCCTGACTGATTTTTTACTTTTATTAGTGTTTAAAGCGTCATAGTTTGCCATATCGGTAATATTTATAATGGTTTTTTAAATTAACCTGAGAAAACATTAGGAGAACCTGCTGCTACACTTGTACAACCAGATATTCCATCACCAACTCTACCACAACCTTTGCCGTTCACAAAAACTGTTGATGAACCACTTGCTATCGGAGCAGAATGAGAAGGACATGGCACACCAGGCAATAAATGTCCTGTATTGTTATCTCCTTGTCGAGATATGCCAATACCATTTACTCTTACATTTCCTGACCCAGCAGCTCTTGTCATTCCTGAACAATGAGCCACATCTGCGTCACCTATTCTAGTTACCGCTGGCACGATTTAATAACTCCTCTAATTTAGATTGATATGTTGACATT